CCCCAGCCGTAATGATTTGGTAATACCGCTGACAAGCAGCAAGTTCACCCTGAATAGTGCCAGTGGCAGTTGTGAATGGGGTGGCTACGGAACCAGCTTCTAGCTGTACGCCCCAAATGTCCAAGACTGAACCAGTTGTAGCGGTGGAACGAATACCAATTGCCAGACTGCTACCAGTTCCAATAGTTTTGCCAGCGATACTTGCCAAAGTAAAAGTATAACTAAATCTTTGCCAAGAAGTGCTGTAAGTAATAGATGGGGTAGATGAATAAACTGTAGATGACCCACCTGTACCAAATTGTTGTGCTAAAAAAACAATGGAAGTTCTTGCAGAATCAGCCTTAGCCCAAAATGAAAGCGTTACCGTTTGACCCGCAAAAGTTCTAACATCTTCAACAAACTGTGCTACCTGAAGATAAGTACCATTTCCTACGGTAGTTAAAGTATCGCGTAAGAAATACGCTCCCTCATACCCCGCAACTGGTGCTGTTCCTGGCGCAAAAGTCTGTCTAGTAACAGTTACTGCGCTAGTTGTTCCATCGTGTTCTTCTCTAAATCTGTCGGCAGTATAAGAGCCAGCCCCTGGACTTGTAAAAGTGGTTCCCCGCTGCCACACGCTAAAATCACCGTTGATGATCTTGTTCTTACCCGCAACAAATGGCGGTACGCCACCGCCAAGGTTCTCTTGGTTGTCTGCTACATCTCTAGCTCTTGTCATTCGGTCACCTTACTTTGCTTGGCAATCATTTCGTCATAGGTAGATTTGAGCATTGAGGTAAATTCACCGTTGCCTCGGTCAATGATGGCGTGGGTCTGTGTACCACTTAATGTTTCGACTTCAATGAAAGTTACGTTGTCCATTTTACAACTCCGCACTTAGTCCGAGATATCCTGCAACATTGTTGTTAATCCATAATCTATAAGGTCTATATTGAGTAGCGCCTGAAACCGTACAATCTAAACTCGCTGCCGTATTTCCCACACCGTTAAAAGTTATCGCACTTACTGATAAAACATTTACACCGTCATAAACGGCAAGCGTAGAAAAATCTATACTTGTCGGCGGAATTCTCATAGTTACAGGGTTATTAACAACAATCCACGCAGTAGTTGTAGAAGTCGCCGAACCCACACCAAGCGGAGCATAATATCCACCCGTAAAAGATTGGCGCCAATAGTAACGCTGGCAAGCCGCAAGTTCGCCTTGGATAGTGCCAGTCGCTGTTTGGAAAGCGGTGGCAACTGAGCCTGCTTCTAGTTGAGCATTACCCCAGATAATAAACTCGCTACTAGCAAAAGTGTCATTTGATTGTATGCCCATACGAACTGTTTTAGCATTAGCAGGTACAACTCCAGTAAAAGTTACAGTGCTAAATGTTCCTGATGTTACTGTTGAACTGATACTGCTTCCACCAATACCAGTAAATGATGCTCCAGCAGCGGCATCTACGGTAGTTGAATAGTCAACAGTTACACGCGCATTTTTGCCAGTTGTGCCAGTTACCTGAGCCGAAATTGTAATTGTTTGCCCAGCCAAAGATTGCGAGTTAAGGCTTTCGATAATTTGATACATTCCAAATGTAGCCCCAGCCGTTCCTGAAGTCCATTTGGTAGCATAAGTTGCACCTGTTGGAACTGTTGTTGATTCGCGTGCAACTGTATTTGAGCCAGTGCCAACAAATAAATACCAACGGTCTGTTGTATATCTAGGGTCAAAGGCTCCAATTGAAAATGAAGTTCCTCTTTGCCAAATTGAACAATTACCGTTAATGATCTTGTTTTTGCCTGCAAAGAAAGCGCTAGTATTTAATGGATATCGCGCATTTGCTTCTGCTTGGGTGTAGGTATTGGCAACAAGGAAAGTTCCATAAGCAACCACCGCCAATGAATCGCCAACTACTGCGCCACTTGCTAGAACAACAGAGGTACCAGTGCTTGCGGTGTAATCAGTAGTGCGAACAAGTAAAACGCCGTTGAGGTAAACCTGTTCAGCTCCTACTGTGTAGGAAAGAGTTAATGAGTTTAGATCTGTACCAGAAAATGTAGTCTGACCAGCGGTAGCGGTATAGACATAAGTAATAGCAGCAGATGCGCCAGCACTACCTGTAGCACCGGTTGGACCTGTAGCACCTGTGGCTCCATTAGCACCGTTGGCACCTGTAGCACCTGTCGGCCCTGTAGCACCATTTGTTCCAGCAGCACCTGTAGGTCCTGTTGGACCTTGAATACCTTGCGCACCTGTCGGCCCTGTAGCACCATTTGTTCCAGCAGCACCTGTAGGTCCTGTTGGACCTTGGATACCTTGCGCACCTGTTGGCCCTGTTACACCTTGAATACCTTGGGCACCTGTCGGTCCTGTTACGCCTTGGATTCCCTGGGCGCCTGTTGGTCCAGTGACACCTTGAATTCCTTGAATACCTTGCGCACCCGTTGGTCCTGTCGCACCTTGAATACCTTGCGGGCCAGTAGCTCCAACGGCGCCAGTGTCACCTTGGATTCCTTGTACGCCTTGAATTCCTTGAATTCCTTGCGCACCTGTTGGTCCAGTTGGGCCAGCAATTCCTTGCGCACCTGTCGGTCCTGTAGCACCTACCGCACCGGCAGCACCTGTCGGTCCTGTTGCGCCGTCAACGCCCGCAGCACCCGTAGCGCCTGTTGGGCCTGCGATGCCTTGGGCACCTGTAGGTCCTGTAGCGCCATCTGCACCCGTTGGGCCTGTGGCACCCGCAGCACCCGTTGGCCCTGTTGGACCTGTGGCGCCAGTTAAACCAACCGCGATGGTGATAAGTGAGAGAAGCTGAAAGTTAGCGAAGTTTGTGGTGCCAGTGCCACCTGATGAATCAAGCACAACTGAAAGTTCGACATAACCAGTTAGCAGTGTTGGTGCTGCTGTAATTTTGAACTTTTGAAAGTTGCCATTGACATCTCGATCTTGAATAATAATAAAATCATCTGTTTTAAGCAAAGCAAGCAAGAAATCAATATCCTCGCCCGAATCGTCAATGTGATCAATGTTGATGCGTGTTGAGTTAATCTGTGTTGTATTACCCCAACGAATATCACCTGAGCCAGGCTTGCCTGTAATTGATGATGTGTCAGCGGCATAGTTAAAAATTGAAGCTGAGCCACCATTAGCACCAGGCGCTCCTGTAGCACCCGTTGGACCCGTTGGGCCTGTAACTGTTGAGGCTGCGCCTGTCGCACCCGTTGGGCCTGTAGGTCCTGTCGCACCTTCAGATGCGGCGGCGCCTGTTGGACCCGTTACACCTTGAATACCTTGTGGACCCGTGGCACCCGTAGCACCTGTTGGGCCTGTAACTGTTGAGTCAGCACCCGTGGCACCTGTTGCACCTGTTGGGCCGACGATGCCTTGTGGACCCGTTGGGCCAACTTCGCCCTGAATACCTTGAACGCCTTGAATACCTTGTGCGCCTGTTGCGCCGACTGCGCCCGTTGGGCCAGTTACGCCTTGGATACCTTGTGAACCTGTTGGACCCGTTACACCTTGGATACCTTGAGCGCCTGTTGGACCCGTTACGCCTTGAATTCCTTGTGAACCTGTAGGTCCTGTTTCACCTTGAATACCTTGTGCGCCTGTTGGGCCAGTAACACCTTGAATTCCTTGTGCGCCCGTAGGACCTGTTACGCCCTGAATTCCTTGAGCGCCTGTAGCACCTGTTGCGCCCGTTGCCCCTGTAGCGCCTGTGGCGCCAACAGTTCCTTGTGGACCTGTAGGGCCTGTGGCTCCTGGCGGGCCTTGTGGGCCTTGTAGGTTTGAAATAATAACTTCGGCAGGTGAGGCAATTTCAGCAATTACATCGGTTGTGCTTGATGATACATAGACAATTGAACTCATCGAGTCACCTCTGCAGAAATAGCAAGTTCACCTTGAACTAAGCGGGTTACGCTGCCTGAACCTGCTATTAGTTCAAGGTCATAAACATAAGTGCCAGCAGGCAAAAGTGTTGTTTGAGTTGCGGTTTGGTCTAAGCTGATTGTGCCAAGCACACCGCCAAGTGTGATTCCACCGTTGGCAGTTGTTAAAGTTAAAACTGTTTCAGTATCTTCAACATCAACCCGTGCTTGTAGGCGAGCTGTGTAATTAGTTAGATTGACTGCAACATTGTTAATTTTCCAAGTCAAAAGAAGGTTAAAAGTTGCCCCTTGTTCAATCGTAAAATCTAAAGTACCTGCTGCCATTTAATTGCTCCAAAAACTAGGAATGGATTACTTTGAGCCTCTGCCAAAATCTACGGCTGATGAATCTAGCCACTTCAGGATTGGACCAGCAGCGCCAGCAAGGGCAGCATATCCAAGAGTTTTAAGGTCAGTTTCACCCGCAAGGTAGAGAGCTACTGCAGATGCAGCCGCTGCGCGAAACCAAGTTAATGAGATTTGTTTGAATTGTTCCATTTGAGGCTCCTTTATTTCTTGCCGTGTAGTTCGCAACAAGTGCAGACTTCGGTTTTATTGGCTTTTTTAGCAGGAATTGGCACCATTTTAGCACCAAGTTGTGCAATTATTTTAGGCTGATTCATCCACCAAAACCAAGGTGATGTGTCTTTTGACAGTTCTTTTTTAATTGAAATATGAAGGTGCTTGGTGTGTTGGTTTGAACCTGTGTATTTACGGTTGCCTTCTTTAGCTCTTGCCTTTGACCAAATCTTGCCGTTAAAAATCAAATAATCAACGCGCTTATCATCTTTTAATTGCTCAAATATGTCAGCGCAATCAATGCCGTGCTTTGGGTCGTGGGTTAAATCCACGGCTAAACCTGTGTTGTGATCTGAATTAGGGCTTTGCTTTTGATGGGCAGCCGATGGCAAAAGCCCATCCGATGCTTTTTTGCGTGATGGCTTTAAGGCGGTGGCTTGGCGTAGCACTGCCAGGGCTGCCGGTGTTGCTCTGTTTGCTAGTTTCATTTTTTCACCAACTCTAAGATAAGTTCCATTTGAGCTTCAAGTCTGTTAATTGAATCGCGCATTGAACTGCCACCGTTGGGCTTGAGTTCTGCTAAATAATGTTTTACAAGCCATCTTACCGCACCTGCAAATGCGCTTACAATTGCAATTATGGATACGATTAAGCCTGCCCAGTTTGCTGGTGTCATTTGCGCGATCTCCGTTATGAGTCAGTGGTAAGTTTTGTGATTTGTGCCTTAAGAATTGCGTTTTCTTGGGCAAGTGCGCCGATGGATTCACGCATATTTTTTAAGACTTCCTGAATGTCAATCTCTTGTTCCATTTATGCCCCCTCTAGTGCTTCGATTCTTACAATTGCTTCTTTTAATGCGCCAGTTAAATATGGAATCAAGTTAGTTGCCAAAATTGATTGGTAAGCGGGGTTGCCATCTTCATCAATGGCATCTTTCTCGCCCATAACCAATGCTGGCAATACTGCTGCCAATTCGTGAGCAATAAAACCAACTTGAGGTTCTTCAGGTTCTTTGATGAATTCAAAAGAACGCAAATTGATTTGCTTAATTATGGAAGCAGCAGAATCAAAACTTTGAATGTTTTGCTTTAGTCGGTAATCCGATGCGTTTCTAAATGCAGGCACACCGCTTGATGTGGTTGTAATACCGCCAGCATCTGCGCCGTTGTAAACCAAACGAATAAGCTCTGAAGTGCCAGTTGCGTTATACCTATGAGCAAAGATTGGAATGATATTATCTCGGCGGCCAATTACTGCCCCTGTGGATGACAGGTAAACGCCAGGAGTTTGGCTTGTGCTTGAAGATGAAAAGGTGCCAGTGGTGATTGTGCCCGCACTTGAGGCAATATCGGCAGCATTGATATTTGCCATTGTTGAGGTGCCTGACACACTAAGGGTGTTGGTTGAGGCTAAAGTTTGAGTGGTAATTGTTCCAGTGCTGGCCGAAATTGTGCCCGCACCTGCGGTTATATTGCCACCGCCTGTTGAAATGTTTGCGCCGTTTAGCAATGAAATACCTGTAACGCCACTTGCGGCGCTAATAGTCATACTTGTTGTTGCTAACACCCCACTGCTTGCACTCCAACGGTTGCCTGTTCCGTCACTGTTGCTTGAAATAAACCCGCCGCCAAAATACCACGGGCCAATTTGCGCACCTGAAGCAAAAAGAAAACCTGAAGTTGAGATTTGAAAGGCCGAACCTACGGTAAATGAACCGCCTGTGATAGTTGCCGCGTTTGAGGTAATTGTGCCCGTAAAAGTTCCCGCAGAGGCAAAAACAGTTCCAGTAAATGTTCCTGAAGTCGCTGTGATGTTTCCAGTAATTGTTGCGCCAGTAGCTACTAAAGCTCCTGTTGCGCCATTGACTGAGAAATTGCCTGAAGGGTTTGAGATACCAACGGCTGCGGTTAAGGTTCCTGTGGTGATATTGCCCGCATCAATGTTAGCAATTACCAAACCTGAAACTGTTGTTTGTGTCCAAGAAGTGCCACCATCGCCCATATATTGCGCAATAATTCGACCCACATTTGGCGCTGTTGAACCGTATTGGTACCAAATATCACCAACCGCGTTTGCTGTGCTTCCTGGCAATGAGGTTGAATAGGTAACTTTGTTTTTGCCATTTGCGGTTGCCTGCGCTACTCCCGCAGCAGTGTTGGCAGCAATCGCGGTGGCATTTGCGGTTGCCGCGTTAGCAATAGCTGTATTCGCCGTTGAAAGTGCGGTTGCGGCTTCAGCTTGTGCTACAACGGCAGTTGCCTGCGCGGTTGCCGCTTCGCTAGAAGCAGCTCGAACTTGCGTTGTTGTCGCAGCGACTACCGGCAAAACACTTGAAACCGTGAAGTCTGCAGTTTGTGTAACTGTTATTGGCGTGTTAGTTATTTGCGGGCAAAGTGGCATCGCTCCCCCTAGATTGTAATGCTGTAAGGGTTAATGTCGGATGTATTAAATGAAACAATCCAATTGTTTTGGGTAATGGTGTGCTTCATACCTTCAACCACAAGGTTCCATTGTAAAGGTCGGCCATCGTAAGTTGTGCGCTGTACGCTTACCTGATCTGCTAACTCTGTTGAAAGAAAATCGGGATAGAGCAAACCATTTTTAGCCACAACAAGGCCGTTAAATTCAATGCGCTCAACATAAGTATCAGGGGTGGCAAGTTTGCGTGATTCGTATAAAGCTAGATTTGTTGCGCTTGTGTCTGTGTTGACAGGAGCAAAGATTTCTTTCTTCACCACACCATAGGCGCTAACACTTGGGTTATATGTTGATGTAATTTGGTTATTATCGCCACGCATAATAATTGCTTGATTCACAACATATTTGGTGCCTGGGTTTGTAACCAAATCAGAGTATGTGACAGTGTTAGATGCGTTTGAGTCGCTAAAAAGCAACTGAGTTGGGCGGCTGAACTTATTAGATAACGGAACTAAAGTTGCCACGCCTGATTTGGAAATATAGAAACGACCAGCAATAGAATCAACGCACTCTGTAATTGCTTGCATACACCCGCGGTTTTGAACTGTTGCCAACATAGTAACTGCGCCTGATAATGAACGCGCAAATCCATTGGCAGTTGTCCAACCCGCAATGTCTAACATTCTGCCTGCTCGAACTGCTGCCGTTTCTGAGTTAGCGGCAACGGCTAAAGCCGGGGCGAAGCCATCGGCAATGTAGCCAATGCCATCGTAAAAAGTCATTGTGACATTTGGCAAGAAACCTTGATTGGTAAAGTTGTTTTCAAGGAATCCGTAAAATAATGGGTAAGCTGTTGAGTTCCAAGTCGCAACAATTCGCATTTGTAAACCATCGCGCAATATGCTTGCTCCGCTAACAACCCAAGGGCTTGAAACGCTTGTGTTGTCAGGGTCATAAATGCCACTTGTGTTGTTAAATACAATGCTGGCAAAACCTGCTTCATCGCGCAAATCTGCGCGTTCGCGACCACGGCGAAAATCTATTTGAACAACATCACTAATTGTTACCGAAGTCCAAGTTCCGCTTTTAAGGAACTGAACTGCGATGCTAGGCGAAGTTACTCCGTCAAATGCTGGCATTAGGCAATCAAACGATCTGGTCCAAGCGCACCGCGAGGAACTCCGTTACGGCGCCCTGAGTTGGCAAGGCCCTCTTGAACCACCTCAATCAGAGCATCGGCAGAACCAACGACATTGCCTGCATAAACATTGACATCAATCTTGCCTTGATCATTGCGAGTGCTGTAAATCTTGCTGCCGCCACCAATAGCAATTGAAGAGCCACCTGAAAGTGCCTTTTGGCGCGCTGCCAATTCTTTCATTGCGTTTGCTGTTGCAATATCCATTATTGACTTGGTGTTTTTATTTGTGGCAGTTGTGTTTTTGTTAAGAGCAGCAAGAAACGCTGAAAGCCCATCGGTGCCACCAATTGTTGAGGTTGCTGACCCAACACCAGCAGAAGAGCCAGGTGTTGTGCCATAAGGGTTAAACATTGATGATGAACCACTACCGCCACCACCACTTGCGGGAGCTTTACCGTTAGCCATATTAAAAAGATTTTTGGTAGTGAGTCCAAGTGCGGCTAGGCCAGCAAGAGCAGTCACTGCTGTTCCAACGCTAACACCGCCAGTTGCAAAGGCTGTCGCAACTGCAGCGCCAGCGGCTGTGGTTCTTAAAAGCGCCATTGCGGTTGTAAGTGTGCCTAGCATAATAATAAATGCTGAAATACGGCCCACCACAAACATTCCAGCAATCAACAATGCCATACTTTTAACAATCCCCATATTGTTTACAATCCAATTGCTAAAACTAATGGAAACATTTAGCAAAACAAGTGCAGCATTTGCGGCTAAAGTAAATGAAGCAACAAGTTTAGTTTGATTTGTTTGAACAAAACTATCAAGTGCGGGCAAAATCTTTGTAGTTACAATGGTTGCGAATTTTTCAAGAACTGGAATAAGCGCATAACCTAGACTTTCTAAGATTTCGCCAAAGGCTATTCTCAATCCTGCTAAACGATATTCAAGTGTTCCTGCGCGTTTGGCTGCGGCACCGCTTGTTTCTTTATTTACTTCCGCAAGAGCTTTTGCGAAGTCTTTAGATTTGATGGTTGCGTTACTTAGACCAGGAACAAGTTGCTTTAAGCCTTTGAATTGCCCTGATGTCGCTTTAATAATTGCGCTTACTGATGCCTCTAAATTGGCACCCGATGAAGCACTAACATCTAAAGCAGTTTGCATAAGAGATTGCGCCGCTGAAATTGAACCTGTAGCGGCAGTCAATCTTGCCATCGCTGGCCTTAAATCGTCATCAACAACTGAGAATTGCTTTTGAAGCGCGGTTACATATTTTTCAACCCCGGCAATTGCAATATCACTAGCATCTGCGGTATTGCGCAGAGAATTAGCAAGAAGCACCTGTGACTTTTGATCTGCGATAGCAGCTTGAACGGCATCCTTGCCAATTTTGATTGCAAACGCTGCGCTTGCCGCTGCTGCCAAACCAAATGCTTTTGTAGATTTCTTGGCAAAAGAATCAATGTTCTTGCCAAGTTTGGCAATATCCTTTTGAGCAGCCTTTGAGCCTTTGTCTGAATACTGGGTGAGGATGCGAGCTACAATTGCGCCAACTGCCATTTGTTACCCTCGCTCTTTGTTTAAGTGTGCCTGTAATTGAGCTTTGGCATCATTAAGAGCCTGCTCAACATTTTTTTCAATTCTTGCTTTATCTTTATCAACAACACGCCATACTACACGCGATGCCTTACCAAATCTGTTGCCCAAAGTACGCAGGAATTGGGCACTGCTACCGCCACCAGTTCCGGCTTTAGTTTTACGGCCAGCAACTTCAAAGATTGAACCCGCTGCGGATTTGTTTAACAAGGCGCCCGCACTTGTGGTGTAATCGCCTCTAACTTTGCCTTGTGCCTTTGTTTTAGTGATCTTTGACTTGATCTCGCCTGCGTTCCAACCTGGCCAACCAGCACCACCGCGAGTGCGGCCTGTGGCAGCATCTGATTTGCGCCAACCACTCATAGGTGGGTCCTCGCTAATCAAACCTTTAGCATCTTTTTCAGCGCCTGCAAGTTCACTATTGATAACTTTGTTAAAACGCCTAACTGCATCTTTATCAAATTCTTTCAACGCAGTAAGCGTTTCTTTAACACCGTTAAGAACAATTACTTCATCAGCCATTAGATTTAGCTCGTTCCTTTAAGTAAATCGTCATTGCTTCAAAAATACCTTCAGGGGCATCAAGTAATTCATTGGGTGAGATACCCGTTTCGCAGGCCACCGCAGCAACCGTGTATGTCAGGCTGTTGCGGTGGATTCGAAAGAATCATCAGCATCCAATTCGGCGCTAACAATTGAATCTAAATACTCAGGGCCAAAAAGTTTAACGGGTGTTCCACCGTTATTTTGAGCATCAACTTGTTGGCATTTCCAAGCCAACCAATAGATATGCTCCACCTTTTGTTGTTCCCCAAGCAACTTTGGCATACCTGCGCCAAAGTTTTGTTCAAACGCAACAATTATGCGTGGTGTTAATTTATATGACTTTTCAACACCATCAATTGTTTTTACCTTAACTGCTAATCCATCCATCTTTTCCCCCTTAGTTGATTACGGTGTTATTGATTTTGTAATTTGACCTGAGATAGGCCAAGTTGCCGAAACTGTGGCCAGTTCGCCCACGGCGCCTGATACCGCTTGCCATTCTGCCACAAGCGCGTTGAAAGTAAATTTCGGATTGCTTGCGCTGACTGTTGTGTTAACCGGGCGAATTTCCATTGCCACAACTAAACCAACAGTTCCGTTTGTTGTTGTTGTGCCATTGATCAATTCTTCAAGTGCATTGTCTGCGTAATCTTGATTGAACTCAATTGTGATTGAGTTGTCAGCAAGACCAGCAACACGGGTGCGAGCTGCGCCTGTGGTTGAGATACCTGTGGTGTCAATGACATCGTAGCTCGTACTCAAACTTATTGAGGTCACATATTGAGAGATGTCGTTACTTGCAAACACGACATAAGCATTTGTTAAAACTAAACGTGGCATTAAGCAACCGCCTTTGTAACTACGCCTGAGATTGGCCAAGTTGCCGAAATTGTTGCCAACTCACCAACTGCGCCTGAAAGGGCTTGCCACTCCGCAACAACGGCTGAAAAACTGTAGCTAGGGTTGCTCGCACCAACTGCTGCTGATGTTGGTTTTACAACACAAGTTACATTTGTTCCAACAAGTGATGAACCAACTGCGTTGATTGTTGCTTCAGGCGCAGATGTTGCAAAATCTTGATTGAACTCAAAGGTAACTGAATTGTCAGCAAGTCCTGATTGGCGCGTACGCGCTCCAGCAGAACCCATCCCGGTAGTGTCAACCACATCTTCGCTTGTGCTAAGGGCTACGCTCGTAATAAATTCAGAAAGATTGATGCCGTTGATTACAACTGAAGCATCTGTTAGGACTATACGGGCCATTTATTTTGTTTCCTCTACTGTTGCGGGTTTAGTTGTTGCGGTTTTTTTGAGATGCTCGCCTGTAATTAGTGCTTCAATGTTCAAGCCTGATTCAAGCAATTCTTTTTCGGTGATTGAATCACCCTTTGCTTTGCCTTCAAAATTATCTGAAGTGATTATGTAGCTCATTTTTCTCCTTATCCCCAAACGGTAATTCGGTAACGGTATGAAAGAAATTCAATATCGCCTGATGTGTAATTGCCCGCTTCGGCTGATGTGACACGCAAAGTGTTACAAGCCCCACCAAGAGTTAGATCAGATTCGATTGCTGCCTTGATTGAGAAATCCCCGCTGCCTGCAAGGTACTTATCAAGTTCATTTTGACCTGAACGCTCACTAAAGCGTTGAACCAAAACAACAACATCTAGGTTTGCCTGGTCGAGTCCACGGGCATTGTTTAAGTCAAAAGTGAAGTCCAATTGGCCGACAATCGCCGCAGGAGCAACTGGCACTGTAGGGATTAGCTCATAGGTACGCATACCCTTAATTGACTCTAGGTTGGCTTTTAAGCCGTTTCTAACCGCGCTTGGTAACATTAGACCGCCAAGCCGTTGTTCTTGCGTAGGGGGCGCAGCAGTGCCTCAACATCGGCATCTAATTTGGCAGCCAAACGCACTGTTCCTAAATCTGTATTACCAGCAATTCCAAATGGTGACTGGTTACGCAGGAACAGGCGAGAGGCTTGAATCTTTGCTGCGGTCTTTACTTCGTATGGCACCGCTGACCATCCAAAAACACCCTTAACCCGTATGGATTGAGGCAAGTTAAATGGGAAAACATAAGAGCCAACCGCTAATAAGCGCGACATTGGCCACCCGCGAGAAGGATTATTGACAGGTTCAAACATTGAATCATCTGCCTGCCAAACGGTGCCGTATGTGCGGTCAAAGTTGTCATCAGTTGCGATTTCGCTAATGCTTACAAAATCATCAACAGGTTGAATGTAATAATCGGTTGGGGTGTAGTAACGGGTTGCTGGCAATAATTCAGTGCCATCCTTGTAAAAGAAACGGCCACAATAATCATCTATTTGGCGTGAGGCGGTTGCAATCGCCATTTCAAGAGCTGCGTTATCAATTGAATCCTCAAGGTTCAAGGCATCCTTGACTTCATTTAGGGTTACATACCCGTTAGTGATCGCCACGCTTAGTTCTCGTTTCTACTTTGGGAAGCATTGCGCGTTCCAATTGCGGAACGGCGGTAGCGGTTTCCTTTGATTTTACCTTAATTCTTAAAATTCTTTTTATGCGTTCCATATATCGTGCTGCCTATCATCTAACCAATAGCTCTTTGAGTGAGGCAGTATCGCGCCTGTGTGAACATAGATTGGAAAACCTAATGAACGAACACGGCGGCAAAATTGTAAATCCTCGCCAATCCATTCGCCGTTGATTGGCCCATCCCAAAACCAACACCAATCCTGCCCTTGGTGTGGGTCAGCATCTGCTCTAATTGCTTCTAATACGCTGCGGTGAATTAGTAAACATCCTGTGCCCGCAGCATCTACTTGAAAAACTGAATTTTTATCGTACTTGTTAAGTGGCAAAAAGCCTTCAGGAGCATCTTGAAAAATTGTTGGTACAGGTTGCGGGTATGGATAACCCGTTTCAAAACTAGCAAATACCAACCCTGCTACAACTGGGCGTTCTTTATCGTGTGCGGTTTCAACTAACTTATCAAATGCTTCAACGGATAGTTGCTCATCTGAGTCCATCATTAGTAACCAATCAGATTTGGTTTCTAAGAATTGCTTAACCAAACGATTGCGTTGCTTTGAAAGCAAGCCTGAACCCTTGATGCGAATAAATGGGCCAAGTCTTGCTGATCGTGATTGAGCAACTTGAATCAAGCTAAATGCGAAGCCGCCGTTAACTGTTCCTGGGTCGCAACTGCCAATTGAAACTTTATGTGCTGATTTCATAGATTCCCCCGAATCGTTAAGAAGTAAGAGGCGGGTTAGCCGGGGGAGAAAAACCCGCCTCTTACAATTTGTTAACTTTGGATTAGAAAGTTGGAGCTACCAATTAAAACGTAGGTGCTACCAAGCCAGAACCTGAGATGATTGAGGCTGCTTTTGGATATCTTTCTGCACTAAAGGCACCAAACCCGTAAACAACGGACTTGATTGTTAGTGATGAAGCACCAGTTGCATCAAATGACAATGCGAATGGTGAACCTGGTTGCTCCCAAAGGTGCATTTCAGGTGCTGCTACGCAGTAGATTTCATCCTGATTTGTTGCTGCGCCGTAAGCGGTTCCAACATTTGCATCAGAGATGATTGGCAAACCAAGCATTTGATAACCAGTGTTTGCGTATTGTGCTGCGCCTACGCCTACACCTGCTGCGTTCATTGCACCGTTAGCAGTTGGAACTACTAATGGGCGGCCTGTTGTATCAACTGCTGCTAACAAGAATGCTAGGCGGCGTGGGTGCATAATCCAGTGTGTTGGTGTTTCAAACACATTTGACTGAATTTGCTGAATTGCATCAGCTAGTTTTGGATATAGCAAAGCAACTGTTGGTGTTGTTGCTGTGAATGTAATTGCGTTTCCACCTGAATTGCGGATTCCCTTGAACTGGCCGTTTGAGCCTGTTCCGTTTAGAACCTGAGCATCAACTGTTGTGTGCCAAGAACGGATTAGGTCAGCAACAACGAATGTGTCAATGCCTGTTCCGCGCTCAATAGCCTGGCGTGATAGGTCCTGCTGTCCAGCGATTGTGCGTACTGGAATTGATAGCAGTGTGTCATCGGCATCAGTTTCTGAAACTGCAGTGTTCTGAGTTTCTTGAACGGCTGTTGAAGTTCCGGTGGTCATTCTGCTTATTTCCAAGCTCATTCCGGCAGCCGGTAATGTGTGCTTCGCAGTTGCGAAGTCAGCAGTTGGTCGGCCTGCGCGAGCAAAAGGTGCTGCTAGGTCAACAAGGTATTGAGGAACAACTAAACCAGCGAAGTTTGATGTGTCAACATCGCGGCGCTCGATTGATTCTTCCTTTGTGTGGCGAGCAAGGCGCTCTTGTGCGTTGTAATCTCCGCGAACCTGTGCATTGAATACATCCTTAACGAATGAAACGCCAGCCTCAGGTGAGTATGTGCGAGCTTCGCGTGTAACTGTTGCGCCACCAACGCGAGGTGTAATTACTGCGGCAACTGATGAACGCATTTCTGCACTCTTTACATCTGCTGCTGCCTGTGTTGTGAACTTTTCAATCTTTGCATCTAGTGCGCGTGACTCTTCAACGAGAGCATCAACCTTTTCGGTTTCCTCTGCGGTAAGGTCGGTGCGAGATTCTGCGGCTACTGCCTCAAGAACTGCATCCATTTCTGCCTTAACTGCATCACGGCGCTCAAGAGCAACATCAAGATATGACTTTGACATTATTTTCTCCAATGAGTTTGTAATTGTTTGAGGTGGTGGCAATGCTCTCCACGGCGCTTTTAGGGTGTGGGATTTGCTCCGACTTCGATCTGCTACTTGTGCAGCAGAAACTTATTTTGTGTTGTTGATAATTGCTTTGGCTAAGCGCAGGGAAATTGAACGCGCTGGCACATCTGTTGGCTCTAACTCAACTTCAGGTTCTTCAACTTCAACTGTTGGCTCAAGGGTGTTTAGTCCTAGCAACACCTCAAGCATTGTTTTGCCATCTTCAAGTGAGTCATAAGAATCTGATATTTTTTCAAGAATTGAATTGATAACAAGAGTTGATTCGCCATCTAATGCGCGACCTTCTTTGATTGCTTCAATTGCGGTGCGTAATGCCTCACGCGCTTCAACTGTGGTTGTTGGGTAGGCAGGATAAGTAACCACTGAAACATCTCCATCTGCTAATGAAACTTCAGTCAATGTGCGAGTTGAACGATCTTCGCTCCACTTTTGGCGAATCACACGGAAAGCAAAACTCATTTGGTCAACATCTCCGCGCTCAACTAACTTGTAAAGGTCGCGCCCTTCGCTAGTGTCTGCAATAACTGCATCCATAAACAAGCCGCGATCATCTTCGCTTAAAGTTAAAGTGCCATTCTTTGTGCGAGCTAGTGGCAAACCTTCGTGATTGATCAGCAAACGCACATCAGGGGTTTCGCTTAATGTCTTGCGAAAGGCGCCGGGTGCAATTGTTTCTTTGAATGGTAGTGGAACGCTTGCATCATTAAATACCGCAGCATAACCGCGAAGGCGCATTGTTCCATCTTCGGTTTGGCGTGCTTCTACATCCTGAACCGTAAATGTACGGCGTTCGATTTCTTTCACTTTGCTCCTTGAGTTAACTTCCCCGCCTGGTTCCATATCTTCAGAAATTGAAACTGCAACCATCTGATCTATTGCTTCTTGTTTTGTATTGTGGCAAGCCATCGTTGTATAAGAACCATCTGATTCTTGCTTAACAGTTGCCCAACCTGAACAATCGGCTTGTTTATCTGAAACAAAATAAGGCATTATTTGACCTCATAAACTGCTGTTGGGTCGGCTGGGTCAATTGTTGAAATCTGTTGTAGCTGACTTGATGGCAAACCAGTGTGCTTCATATCAGGTAAGCCAACTGCCTTTGTTACCGCTGATGGGTCAAAGCCAACTTGAATCAATGCGGCAGCAATTTCAGTGCGTAGCTTGAGGCCAACATCTTTAGCATCTGTCGCATCAATGTTTTGTAATGGCACACGGTATTGATCGCCGCTTTCAATTGGCGCCATATCTTCGTATGCGTGAACATCGTTAAGTGAAAGGAAACCTTCGCGCAATCCCTTGGTGTAGGCATCATAACGCTCAAGAGTTGTGCCACGAAGTAGCGCATCAAGGTTGAATCGAATGAAACCGTCAGGTTCAGGTAGCAAAGTTGATAGTGATTGCTCAATTCGTTCCAAGATTGGGCGCAAAGAGTGCTGAACAAATGAAAGATTCTGCGCTTCAACTGAGGCAAATGACATCGCACCGGCAACAGGATGACCTAATAGGCTAAGCGGAACGCGGAAAATGCGGGCAATTTCTTCCACACTGAACCTGCGAGTGTCTAATAACTGCGCATCTTGGGCGTTAATTTGTAGCGGTTTGAATTGTGCGCCACCTGAAAGTATGCCAATTTTGCCAGCGCGGTATGGACCTGTGTGTGTGAGGTTCCAATCACGGCCAATATCTTGTGCCTGCTCTTCGGTTAGCTCGCCAGGAACTTCAATAACACCGCCAGGGTTGGCAGCGTTGCCGAAATAAGAGGCAGCATAAACATCGGCTGCCATTGCAGCGCCGAGTGTGGTGCGGCAGGCACCAATTGGTGAAAGGCCATAACGATCACCTGGCAAACGGAAATCAGGAATGTGTAAAAGTTCTTTGTCTGTTAGGCGTTGCTCATAAACGCCTTGTGAATCTCTAACCTGCACAAAATAAACCAATGGCTCACCTGGCGCTAGGCGCTCAATGCGAACATTGCGGGGATTCAAAACATAAAGCTCTTGAACATCGCCCATATCATCGCGCACTGTCAGGATGTAAGCGTTGCCTTCAAGTTTGAATGAAGTGACAATCTGCTCGTAAAACTCAAGGCGTGTTGTTTCAGGGTTTGGGCGTGACACCCAATTTGGTTGATCGCCATAAATTGTTGAGTAAGGCAAGCGGTTACGGCCACGGCGCACATAGGCACCGACTGGCAAAGATGAAACTGTATCTGCTAACAAGCGAACACAAGAATAAACTGTGGACATCCGAATTGCGGTTTCTGAATCTACAGTTACGCCAGCAAGAGATTGAAATTGTGGGCGCCCTGGAATCAATGGTTCAACATATTGGTTGTTGGCTGATCGCTTAGAACCTGACCCCGCCAAACGCTTTGATAAACTCATTAGTTAGCCTTCTCTGTAATCCATACTAGAAAAATACCCGCAACAACTAAAGCAAGTGGAACTGAAATCATCGCAAGCCCAGTTGTAACTAGCGTTACCCCAACAACTTCAACTGCAACTGATAAATCAATCTTCTTCATTTTGCTCCCTATACCTGAATTGAAAAGAATCTAGCCACTGGTGCGGGTGGTTCAGCCGGTTGAGTGGCGCGGTCATATCCAAAAATGGAAGCAACCGCGGCATCTACCTTGCGGCGTGAACTTGCCTTGGCAACCATAACTCCGCGAGATGATTGTTTTGTTACGCAGTTTGCAATGTGTCTAGCGAGTGCAGGGTTTCCATCGTGGGTAAACGATTGGTTGACTACTGCTTCGTAGAATTTTTGCGTGGCGGGAACCATTCGTTCAGCAGAGTTCGGATAGCTGACAACGGGTAGCCCTTCCTCATCCAAGACCATAAAAGTTCGCTGCCAACGGGCGGGGTCAAAGACAATTTCTCGGACACTAAATCGTTCATCTCTGAAGGTGCTGATGATTGTTTCTTCAACCTCAGCAACCGGGATGTGCCAATCTTGTTCCGCATCATCTGGCCTTTCCCATAAACCGACAACCATCAAATGTGGTTTATCGCCACCAAGTAACCAGGCAACCAACGCCGTTGAGTCATTTGAAAACGCACCATCAAAGGCAAGAATTACATCCTCACCAATTTCAGGGTAACGATCTTCATCGGCTAACGCTTCCCAAGCACCTGTTGGTAACCAAGCCACCGAAGTATTGACAAAGCAATTGAGGCGCTTAGTTCTAAACTCAGCTTCAGGTGTTCGCAAAACTGCCGAACGCATTTCATCCAAGTCGGTAATATCACCAAGACCAGGATTTGCTTGCGCCCATATTTCCTCAAGGCGGTGATCTGTTTCAACCTTCTCAGGTTCCCACCAAGCAAAGAAAAATGATTGATCTTTCTTTTCTTCTTTAATTATTTGCTGCCCGTATTGATAGAGTGAATAGCAAAGAGAATCTTGACCGTTGCTTTGCGACTTAATGCCCGCAGTTGTGATACCTAAAAGCAAAGAATCCTCACGCGCACCACCGGCAAGGGAAAGCACATTCCACAATTCCCAACTAGGTTGGGCGTGAACTTCATCAAAGATAACAAGAGGTGAAGGGTTCAAACCTTCTTTTGAATAAGCTTCAGCAGAAAGCACTCGATAAACTGAACCTTTATCTTTGAATTCAATCGCATCGCGGTAAAGCGTGAACATAGATGAAAGCTCTTCATCCATTTCAATCATTCGCTTGGCGGTGCCGAATACAATTCGCGCTTGTTCCTTATCGGCTGCGCAAGAATAAATTTCTGAACCGTGACCGCCTAAGGTCAAACCTGCCAAGCCGATTGAAGCGCCAAGTGCAGACTTGCCTGACTTACGCGCCATCCCAATCAAGGCGGTGCGGTGGCGAAAGCGCCCGTCATCGCGGCGGGCAAGGGCGTGGTTTAACAATTCCTTTTGCCAATCGCGCAAGACAAGCAACTTGCCCGCAGGCGAGCCAACCGAATCTTTAGTTACTCGGCAAACTGCCTCTGTAAAATTTGAATATAACTGACCATCGCCCCTGAGTTGATCTTCAATCGGAACGGGCGTGAGCCACTTAGGCGGCCAAGAATTAGTCACTTAGACTTTTGCTGTTCTAACAACTGGGCTAACTTGCCCTTTGTTGTTACTTCAGCAACCCCCAACTTGCTGCGATCAACTGGCGTTAAGCCAAGCAATGAAAGCAGTTTAACAATATCGTTCTCAACGGTGTTCAACATTCCAAACAAAGGGTTGGCATAGGCGTAGCCCTTATCGGTAAAAAGCACATAGTCGGTAGCAGCTAGTTTTTCTTTTAGCTCGTACTTCTTATCCATCTTTTCACAAAGTTCAATAAGCAATTTGGCATCGGTGTTAGCAATCCACGGTGCCATTGATCGAACATCTGTCCACATCTTTTGACCCGCATCGCTAAGGTGAAGCGGCGCATCGCCTTTGATCTGTGGCAACGCAATCACATTCTTTAGGTCGGGCAGTTTACGCTGACCAGGGTTGCCATTCTTTCGCTTTTGTTCAACTGGCTTTGGTGGTCTGCCTGCTGTCATTTGTTCCTCTCATAAATCCACCGCCCCCGGTAGATGAACCGCCTGCGCGATTGGTAAAAAGCCAACGGCTTTTTCAACCAACTGCGCATTGCCAAAATCTGTTGT